AAACTAGATATTAATCAAAATAAGTCAATTTCAAATGATACTTATAAGCCATTTTAAGACAAAACTCTGTAACCTTTTCACTTTTTTAAAAACTCTGTAACCATGCAAATATCTAATAATCAAATAAATAACTATACGGTTACAAAGGTTACACTACTTTTGCGTTTTTTAAAGAGTGTCAGGGAGTATTGCAAAAAAAATATATTTATGTGTTTGTGCATATATATATAATATAAATTTAGTAAAAATCAGTGTAACTCTGTAACCGCTTAGAGTACCAACGGTTACACTACTATTTAAGAAAAAACAAACTCTGTAACTCTGTAACCTATATTTATAATCATTCTAAATAAAAAAATATGACATCTGAAGATAAATTACAATCAATATGCTTTAAGTGGGCAAATAATAACTACTGCCTTAAAATACATAATCCGCGCTGCAGGATATTTAGTGTACCTAATGGTGGCCTAAGAAATAAGATTGAGGCTATGAAATTACAAGCAACCGGATTAACGGCCGGCGTATCTGATATGATTGTTTTATATCCGAATGGCTTATGTGTATTCTTTGAGGCTAAAAAAGAAGGTGGTAAACAATCTGATGCTCAAAAAGATTTTGAAGAAAGTGTAATTAAATTAGGTTTTAATTACGAATTATTTTATACATTTGATGACTTTAAAGCCAAATTCACAAAGTACCTAACCCATTTTAACCAACACTAACAACTAACGAGATGAAACAAATACACATAAACAACGACGACAACTACGCAACTTGTCCTAAGTTATATAAAGAATTAAACGATAGATTTAACTTTGATTTTGATCCTTGCCCATATAATGAAGGTGAGATCCTAATTGATGGTTTAAAAATAGGTTGGGGACGATCGAACTTTGTAAACCCACCATATAGCCAAAAATTAAAAGAATCATTTATACTAAAAGCAATAGAAGAACAAAAGTTAGGTAAAACTAGCGTGTTTTTAATTCCAGTATCAACTAGCACTAAACTGTTTCACGATCACATTTTACCAAATGCCAAAAAGATAGAGTTTTTAAAAGGACGTGTAAAATTTGGTAAACTTGATAAATATGGTAATTTTTATTATCCACTTAATAAACACGGTAAAACTCAAAGTGGAACTAAGGATAGTATGATCGTAATATTTTAACCAAACAGTTTTAAACATTCTAAAAGCTAAGTTGTAACATTATTTTGTAGTGTCAAAGATATTCCGTAGGTTTGCTTATCGACAAAAATCAGTTAATAACCATTGCAGCGAATAGTAAACTGTTAATCAATTTAACGGCTAAACTTTGTAACTACCGATATATTAAAGATGATTTGTTTCAAGAGTTTTTACTAATACTTTTAGAAACAGATGAACAGAAACTAATTGATAAGATGAATGAAGGTAAGTTTATTAGCCATTGCTCTAATTTAATACATAGGTTAAATATTGATAGATACAGAGCTAAAAAGTTTATAAATACATCTAATCCATTAGTAGAACGTAGCGATATTTTTGATTTAGATTTTGATATATCAGATGAAAGTTATAACTTTGATGTTGATATTAAATTTGATAAGGTGGTTAAGTTAGTTAGAGAGCAACCGTTAAAAGGACAGATATTGTTTAAGTCAGTTGTTACTAGCACTAGAGAGATAGCAAGTGAACTAGGGTTAAATCATAGGCAATTGATTTACCAGAATGTAAAATTTAAAAGCGAATTAAGAAATAAACTAAAATAATGGAAACACTATTAAAACATAAAGGATTTATTGAAATGGTTGCAAGGGATATTATCAGACCTGATGAATCACAACAAGCCGTTAAGGATGTATTAGAAGCCTATTCTAAAGTGGATAAAACTGCTGAGGTATTAGTTGGTTGCTCTACTTGCGAGAATAAGTATAAAGATACTTTTAAGATTATATTAGCTTACTTGAATAAAGAAGATAAACCTAAAACTAAGAAGTAATGGCATTCAAAGTATCATATTCATTCGACTACACAAAAGAACCTACACCTGCTGCTCGTATTAAAATGGCGAAGCAATGTGAAAAGAACTTAAAACTAAATGTTAATAATTATAAACGATTAGATAATAAAATACTTTACTATAAAAATGTATTGATTATTGATATTTGGTATGATGGTGAACATAAGTTTGATGTGCCAGAAAACGTTAAATTAATAAACTAATGAAATACTTATTAATCTTAATCCTATTCGTAGGATGTAATAAAAAAACGACTGCTCCAAGCAGTACAGCACAAACTACACCAACTACTCAAGTATGGTGCTTTTATCAAATGAACTTCGGTAACAAGGCTTTCTTTAAATGTTGTAAGACTCAGCAAGAATATAATGATACATACCAACAAGGTATTAATAACGGATTGAATCTAAGTGTAGAAGTTAAAAACGATTGTAATGAGTGTCAATAATGCAAGACGAATACGAACATATAAACTTTTGGAATAATGGCAAAGTCAATTGAATTTATAAAAGCATTACCTGATTATGCAGATACTTACATTAAAGAATGTTTATCTCATACTAAAGAGGTTGCAACTGGCTCAGGTAAGATAGTTAAAATAGAGGATAGACATATACCTACTATTGCTTATTTCCTTAACATTTGGCTACCTTTATTGAAATTAGATACAGTAACAAGGGAAACTTATTATGCGTGGCGTAAAGGTAATTGTGAGCTTAAATCTGACACTATAAAAAAGATAGATGATACTTTTCAATCTTTAGCAGCAGATATTGTAGCAAATGAAGGTAAAGGAATATTCTACGCTAAGAATAAATTAGGCTGGACTGATAAGATTCAAAATGAAAACACAAACATATCTATCCTAAACATCGACCCGATAGATAAACCAATGGATTAATGCCACTCAAACAAACAACCGCCCTTCGTAAGATATGCTCACTAATTAAAAAGTATGTAGCAGTTAGAGGTGGGCAAGGTTCATCTAAAACATTCAGTATATTAACCATTCTTATTAACCATGCAAGTAGCAAGGCTAATAGGAATATTTACGTTGTATCTGCTGAGTTAACTAAGATGAGAGAAACTGTTATTAAAGACTTTGTGTTTATTATGTCGGAAGCTGGTATATTTAATCCTGATAACTTCTTAGCTGGTACTCTGTACAAATACCCAAACGGATCAACAATAAAGTTTTTAGGATTAGATAAGGAAGATGTTGGTAAAGGTTTACGTTCCCATGTTGTTTACTTTAATGAGGTCAACAAAGTTAATCAAGAAACGTTTAGACAAATGGCTTCACGTTCAGATAAGATTTATTTAGATTATAACCCCGATGCTGAGTTTTATGTTGATACTGATATATTAACTCGTAACGATTGTGACTTTATCCAATTAACGTTTAAAGATAATGAGTGCCTAAAAGAAGGTGAACGTGATGAGATTCTAAACTATTACAATCAAGGTTATAATACAGATGGTACGGTTAAGAATAAGTATTGGGCTAACTTATGGCAGGTTTACGGATTAGGTAACATAGGTAATTTAATAGGGGTTATCTTTGAGAATTGGAAGGAATGTGAAGAGATACCAAAGGATGCTGAGTTTATTGCTTATGGCATGGACTTTGGATTTACGGCAGACCCTACCACCTTAACGGCTGTTTACAGATATAATGGTGAACTTTACTTAGATGAGTTACTTTATAAAACTAAGCTAACTAATAGCGATATTATCAAAGAGTTTGAGCGATTAGGGGTTAAACGACAGGATATGATAGTAGCAGATAGTGCAGAACCTAAATCAATAGAAGATATTAGAAGGGCTGGTTATAGGATAGAGGGTGCAAAGAAGGGTGCGGATAGTATTAAGAATGGTTTAGATACTTTACTGCGCCACGTTATAAACGTCACTAAACATTCTACTAACCTAAAGAGTGAGCTAAGAACTTACCGATGGGCAAACGATAAAGATGGTAAGCAAACGAATATACCAGAATCAGGTAACGATCATGCAATAGATGGGATTAGATATGTAGCCCTAAACCGAATCAAAAAGTCAACAGTCTTTATACAATAGTTTGTAAAATCTTTAAAAAAAGCGTTAATACTTAGATGAAAGTAATTAACAGATACGAAGATTTAACAGTTGAACAGTTCCAACAATTAGAGGAATTGAAACTTAATACAACCTTAGATAAGTTAGATAGTGCAATTAAAAGACTTTCTATTTTATCAGGTGAATCAGTAGATTTTATTGAATCGTTAAATGGCACTCAAGTACATAACTATCTTTTAGAAGCTATATTCTTAACTACTCCCATTACTGAAATGGCAAGCCCTAATGAATTTAAGTTAGGTAATAAGCAATTTAGATACATTAAACATATTCATGAATATAACATTGCTCAAGAGAAAGACTGGAAAGAAATCCTTTTAGCTAACAAAAACGAATATATTAAATGCTTGCCTGAGTTAATGGCTATTTGTCATCAAGAGTTCGATAATGGTAAGTGGGTTTATAATTCAGATAACCATTTAGAAAACGTAGAGTTATTTAAGAAATCTAAACTAAGTGAATCTTTAGGGGCTGTTTTTTTTTATTCAAAATTTTTCAAGAACTATACAAAAATTACAGCGGATTGTTTACACCAGTCTATTCAAATGATGAAGGAAACAAAGGAAATGATGATGGCAGACCAAGAGTTTCAGACTTTTTTGAAAGATGGGGGTTTGAGTATTCAGTAGGGTTAGTAGTTAAAGATACTAACCTAACAGAAGATGTTGTTTATAGTTGGAGTGTATTAAGATATTACAATAAGTTAGCATACTTAAAAGATAAAGGAAAGTTTGAAATACAGTTAAATGGCAATAGATAAAGAGATAATGTTATTGTTAGACACCTTCAATAAAAAACTAGTAGATGATACTAGGGCTTCATTGAGGGCTAAACTAGATGAAAGAGCACCAGCAGATAGTAGATTTAAAGGTAAAGAAAGTAGATTAGAAGCTTCTGTTTATGGAGCACCGTCAGTATTTAAAAATGGGAGTGTAACAACTACTTTAACAATGAATGACTATTGGGCAGTCGTTAACGATGGTAGGGATGCTAACAATGTAAGTTCAGAAGGGCAGGATAAGATAGCAGAATGGAGTGCAACAAGGGGTTTAGCTGAAAAGATTAGGATAACTGATTTAGAGCAGCGAAAACAAAGACAAAGTTTATCAGAGCGTAAAAACTTAAAGACTTTAAAGAAGATGCCATTTGATAGAGCAAAGAAAGCAGCAGGTTATTTAGTTGCACGTTCTTTACAAAAGAAGAGTTTAGAGCCTACTCACTTTTTTGATGAGGTTATAAATGATGGTAGGTTACAGGAATTAGAAGAGGGGATAGCAAAGATATTAGCAACAGAAGTATTAATTGATATAAGACAAAGTTTTTAAT